TTGCCGTTGTCCAATAATAATCTTGAACTTCGCTACTGAGTTAGGAGTAATACTTGCTGCAAGAACCCCCGTCGGTGTTTCTGTCCCTGAATATGTGACATACCCACGCAAGCCTGAGTCAGTCAGGCGGAAGAATGCACCATCAGCCGGGGCAGTTGCACCTGCAACAGCCAAGAACAGGCCAGCTTCAAGGACTTGATTAGCCGGAACAGCAGCAGAAACAGCGCCGGTAAACTCAACATGCAAATCTCCATCACCGAGTTGGGTAAAATACTTCCATGTTTGCATGGATGTGTAGTTACCCGAAGCCGTTGAACTGATTGCATTCAGGTTCAGGAATCCTGAACTCTGCGTACAAGTCATCGTTGAAGATAGATACTTGAAGTCGCCTGTATTCTGCGCTGTGTTGGTGAAGTTGTACAAAGCAGAAAGCGTATCAAGACCGACAGATAAACGACCATCATAAGAAACGCCGGGAACCCTCAACAGCTTTGACCCAGTGATGGCTCCTGCATCTTCTTGGAACACAACAGAAGCAAACCCAGCTTGTGATTGTGTGGTTGGTAGATTCGTCTTGATGTTGTTATCGCTGTCAACTTCGGCAACGTTGCCGCTGGTGTTGCCCTCGATTCTAAAACCGGCCATGTTCTATTCCCTCAATCAGCCCAAACCCATCGGGCGGTAAATGTTCCTGTGAGCCGTAACAGACTCATCGCTTGTGCTGTAAAGCCAACGCCAGCCGTCACGGATACAGCCGTCAACGACAACCCGCCAAGCGGGAGCATCTGGTGTTCAATTGCGTTGTGAGTAGCAGTGCTGTCAGTTCCCATCAGGTAAACCTCTACGTTTGAACCTGCGCTGATAGTCGCACTTGATACGGAAGTTGTAACGACATTCGTTCCGGGCGTTGACCCGAAGTCGAACATAACCGTGCCTTGCTCCGTTGCCATTACAGACCAGATGTCGCATTACGAACGTCATGCGTGAAGCTAGAGCAGGTAACAGTCGTACCTGCTGTGAATGCCCCAATCGTCAGGTTAGCTCCAGCCGCGCCAGCCGATACGTCCATGATGACTGTCGTGGTGTCCGACTTCAAGATACGCGCCCATGTTGGCGTGATATCGGCAACAGAGGTTCCGTCTGTAATCGCGTTGGCTGTCAACACGCCGCTGGAAGGTGCGCCGAACGCCGTAGCGTTGAAGGTGAGCGTCACACCCAGTACCTGCGCTCCGACTGCGGTATCTGCCGTGGCTGGTTGAGTGCCGTCGTAGACCCGGATGATACCACTATTGCACAATGTTGAAAGAGCCGTTGCTTGGGCGTTGACCGTTGCATCAGCGAGTTGAGTATTCAACGCCATCTATTACTCTCCTTGGTTCTCTATTACGACGCCTTGGTAAGACCCGTCAGGTGCTTTCTTGATCTGTACTGTCTTCACTTTCTGCCCTTTTGGTTCAGGAGGCATGTTTACAGATATATTAGTTGGTTGCTGACCTTGACTACGCGCCATTTCTGACAAGAATTGTAACATTTGCGTTTGGCTGTTAGCAAGGTTTTCTATGGCTGAGGACATAGCACTGTCCTTCTCTCCACCGTCATGAGGTTGTGCTGTCATCTGAACCTTTACTGCTTCTAACGCATTCCGCTGTTCAGACTCACGTGTCTTAAACTCTTCTCGCATCTGTTCAATGATCTTCTTAGTTTCGTTGTCGTCATTGTTCTTTTGCAGGTCGGTCTGTTGCTTCTGGCGGTTATCCAATTCGTTTTTCTGGATCTCTACCTGTTGAGACAATTGTTCAAGTTGCGGTTTGATCTCCAGGATCTCTTTCTGTTTGAGTTGGATGTTGGCTTGGTCCACCTGTTTCTTGCGCTCGATTTCGGCCATTGTTGTTTCACGTAGAACCTGTGTTGCAGGATCCATCGGCGGCTTCGGTGCGGTCTGTTGCAGGGTCTGCATAACCTGCTGCATAGCCTGCATGATAGGCCCGAGGTCGTTGTTAAGGTGTTGAGCTGCTTGTTCACTTGCTGCTCCAACCAGTTTATCCCGTTGCTCTGCGCTCTGTAGAGGCCGTCCTTTGGACATAGCCTGTGCCGTTGCGTGAACAAGTTTGATGTAATACTGCGCCACATGGTCTTTCACGTGACCCATAAGAGGGGTCAGAATACCTTGTGCGTACACAGGGTTTGCACCGAACAAAGGACTGGTCATGAATCCGAGATGTACTTTCAGGTGTGCTATGTCATCTTCATCAGGGAACACCGAAATAGGTTGTTTACCTGTCATGACGTACATGTTCTCTTCTGCCGGGTCTCGGCTGATAGGCTTTGGCGGAGTTGGTAACAGTGCATCCACGTTTTCTATGCGCAGCAGCTTCAACATGCGCCTGTATGCTTCTGGTTTGTGCCAAGGAACAGACGGGTCTTGCATCATCTGCAGCACCGCTTGATGCTGCGCGTACCGCTGGCTCTCACTAAAGATGCTCGGGTCGCTGACAGGGATCACGTCACTGTTGTGATCAAAGTCAGCACGGAAAACAACCTGTTCACCTAGTTCTTCTATCACCACACGTTCGTCAAGGTGCTGTTTATTCAACCTGCAGATGATCTTGAGCGCCTTACGCTGACTGTAGTGCAGACGAGCATGGATAGCCGCGTAAGTAGTAGACCCTTGTTCAATAAGCGCCATAGTAGTTCCAACCGGGGTACGATCGCCTACTTGTGCCAACTGTTCATCTGCTGTTCTTACTACGCCTTTTGCTGCGTCTGTCAACCAACCCAACAACTGGAACAGTACGGCGGATGGCGGGTTGAAAGGCAACCCCATCACCAGTTTGCGGATATCGTCCACTCCTGCCGGACCTTCAATCTCAGCGATCTGTGTAGGTTGGATATCAATTGTTTGACCGTTGAGTTTGCTGCCGCGCAACTTCACACCGCTAGGCATATTGTTGATGTGTGCGCTGTCAAGCAATGCGCGTAGTGCGCCGGTCGCACTACCAGCGAGGGAACCTATCAGGTGAGGGAAGCCTATGGCGTATGCACCGCGCCAAGGGATAAACTTCCACTCAACAAGCCAGTCTAACTTCTCGTATTTGGTATCTTGCTCTTCCCAGTTCCTGTAAATAGCCAACACCTTTTCGGTGTACTCATCGACCGTGATCACATAAGGTGCAGACTCACCTTGTGTGAACTGGTCGTCTTCGAACTCGTGCCAAGTGTAGATTTCCAGTACGGCACGAAGACCATCTTCATTGTAAGCGTCTTCTTCACGTCCTTCAATCTTATCATTAGCCTTTTCAGAGGCACTTTGTTCTGGGAACGAGGCATCTACACCAACATTACCTAGGTCACGATACAGTCCTGCATCCACACGTTGTTCGTACATGTGGCGTGTGATTTTCTGACGGTGCGTTACACGAGGACTGGTGTAGAAGCTGGTGGCGCTGTAAGGCAGATAAATATCGTCAATAGGGACAAACTCGCTCACTGGGCGATTAAACCGTTCATCCATCCAGAATTTCTGATACTGACTGCCGCCCATCGGGAGCTGGGTGAGCAGTTCTTCTAGTTCGGCGCGATACTCCGGCATCTGCTCTGTGAGCTGCCAGTTCATATAGGTCTTCTTACGCTCTGCTCGTTCTAGTTTTTCGTCGGTCTGCTTTCCAATAATCTGGGTGCGAACCGGTCCACTAGGTGGAAACAATTCCTTGATAGCACGACCAGCAAAGTCAATACATGACTCGGCGAGAACTGGGTGTACTGTTTTAGAAGCACCTTCAAATGATGCACCACCTGGAGCTTCGTCACCCAGTCCGGTGCGTTTCAGACCTTCTTCGTATTTTTTGTCGCGGCTAACCCGTGCATCACGGTCGCGCTCGGTGAGTTCAGTGAGGTCTCCACCCAGCACAGTGAGATCGCGTTCGTCGAATATCTCGGCTAGGTTGTCGCCAAATTGCTGTGGTACGGTTGCTTCGTCTGGTTCAAGAGGGAAGTCAACACTGCCATCAGGGTTCTCGATGAGTTCACCCAGAGCCTCCAGTTCAGGCGGTGGTGTGTCAATGTTTCCAGGAATACCGGGAATCTCACGGTCAAATTCTTGATCAATAGGAAACTGTGGCATGGTGAACCCTCGTTGTTATGCCTGCCAGCATAACAATTTTTCAGGGTTGAGGCAAGCTAAACTAAGTTCCTCCACTTCTGTTTGGTCACAATCAAACTGATGTTCGCCTGCGTCACGTTATACTCTTTAGCGAGGGCTACTTGAACGATACCTTCTGCATACTTCCTTCTTATTTCTCGTACATCGTGCTCACACAGTTTAGCCTGTCCGTTTAATTCTCCTGTCCCTACAGGAGGGCGCCCATTCTTATATGACTCTGGGTGTGTCACTGTACCGTGCCTACGTTTGCTCACGCAATCCTGCATATTGTCTTTAGCAGAACCTATTTTAAGGTGCGCAGGGTTTACACACAAAGGTGTGTCACAGGTGTGCATTGCCACAAAGCCTTCTGGTACGTGTGTGTTTGCCAACAGCTCTAAAGCGACATGCGTTGCTCGTCGCACTTTGCCTTTGTAGTAAAAGTACCCGTACTTATTGGCTTTAGCTCCGTGCCATAACCAACACTCAGCTTCCTCACCCCGGTTAAACTTTCTTTCAAACCTGTCCATGTAGCCTCCTGTAACAGGTATTATAACCCAGTAAGCTACACTGCGTAAGGGTTTTCTTTGGATTTTCTCTCCTCGTGGTAGTCATAGTCTTCTTCTTCCTCGCTTGGGTCTATAGATAACCAAGTTTGGTCTCGCAGAAGCATTAGCGCCTGACTCAAGGTGTCGCAAAAGTCGTCATGCAAACTTAAAGGGAATATGCAGACTTCTGAGATGAAATCGGTGGCCCATGTCCTGAACTCGCCCGGAACCTTAGCTGACTCAGGTATAAAGACTCTTCCCGCAGCTACCAAATGTGAAATTGAGTGCATACGCTGCACTTTATCAGCACGACCTGGGTTAAAAGGTCGTGCTGGTACGCCCGCCCGTTGCAAGTCTTGACACAAAGTGATACCCGAACCTTTTTCCTCCACCAACACGATATCTGGTCTATGGCCGGGTTTTAGTGGGTTCCCTTCTTCACCACCATAGGTCGCTTTGTACTCATCAATGACTCGTTCACGCAGGTCTGGATACTGTAGATGATCGGTCCACGCGTCCAACAGCATGACACAGTAGTTCCCGTCATCGTTCAGAAATACGCCCCATACCGTACACGCTGTCGGGTCATTGTGGGTCTTCTCTGTAAACGCTGTGTCGTACGACTGGATGATGTACGAGAAGCTGGGTAACTCATCTCTGTTATACCACAGTTTGAACCAGCTACGCTTCAGGATACCTTGCTCTTCTAGGTTAATCACCTCGGCGTGAATTTCCTGTCTGCCCAACGTCGTACCTTCGTACATCGCTATCTGGTTGTAGAAGGATGGAGCGAGGTTAGACTTGTTGTCGTACGTGCTGCCAGACGTCAACAACATTTTCCGCTTTGGGTCTTTTGACCATTTAACGAAGGTCTGTACCAAGGGGATCGGCTTGGGTGTGGTCGTAATGCAGACTTGCGGATGTGTCCCAAGACGTAATCCAAACATCGCCATGTCCCAAGCCCGTTGAACCACCTCCGGATTACCGTTCGCCCAACCAGCTATCTCGTCCATCCATATAGCGTCGTGTTGAGGTCCACGCAGGCGCTCTGGTTCCTCTGCAGAGTATAAGGTGGCAATCGCTCCGTTCGACCACGTGACCCTTCGCTTGGTCGGTTCAAAGATAGGTCTGTTGGAAGGGTGCGATACGGCCAAGATTCCCGAGTCTCCTTCAACAATAACGTCACGCAGGTCAGCACTCGTTGGTCCGAGGATACCTATCCGCTTGCGCCCTAGCACTTCCACTTGATAGCGAACCCACTCGGCTCCGGTACGGGTCTTTCCGAATCCACGACCCGCCAAGATGAGCCAGAAATCCCAGTCGTTCGTGTGGCGAAAGGAACCGGGTTGATACAGTTCTGTGTGCGGGAAGCCTTCTAACTGCTTCGGTCGACCGTTAAATTCCCAGTCATATAGCAGGTGCTCGGCTTCTTCCTCTGACAATGAGTCAAGGAACATCTGTTGATCGTCGCAGCTCAGTAAGGCAAGCTGCTCTTTCTTTGAAAGTTCAGAGGGGTTCACGGTATTCACTATGGGTCCTGTAGAGCACAGTGTACCACAAAGTCAAAACTTATTTTACTGGAAATTTTGAAGTGCGCTCGGTAGGTTCAACTAGTGAAGTCTAAATTTTTCAACAGTAAATTTTTCAACAGCGAATTTTTCAACAGCAAATTTCAACTAGTGAAGTCTAAATTTTTCAACATCAAATTTCAACTAGTGAAGTCTAAATTTTTCAACATCGAATTTCAACATCGAATTTCAACTAGTGAAGTCTAAATTTTTCAACAGCGTGGGAAGGGGCGAGTTAAAATTTAAACCGCAACCGATTGGGGTGTCACGATGACGGCTGCACGATCGACCCCGACCGAGCTGACCTGAGCCGACTGGCACGGTTCATGCTTTCACCCAGCCCTACCGACCCCGACTGGCACGGTTCATGCTTGTGACCCAACCCTACCGACCCCGACTGGCACGGTTCATGCTACATGTGACGCGCACCTTATAACGCGCAAGCAAAAAGAGAGATTAGTTTTACTTATGCTCCCATAAAAATAAACCTAAGCAAGAACCCTTGCTTACTGTATAATGGTTCACATGGCGCGATAACAGTGCCATAACATACAGCCCACATACAGGAGAACTACCATGCAAATCGTCCTCACAACAAAAGCCGCCATTTTCTCAGCCGCCTTTACATGCGCAATGCTGAAAGAAGTGGCCACTACATATCTTGGCTACAGTGCCGAGGCTGCCGAGGAATTGGCCACCAAACCCGCTTCCAAGCCTTCCAAGGATTTGGCCAAGCTTGATTGCCAAAAACTGCGCACGATTATTGTGCAGAAACTTGAACAAAGCCCCGATTATGGCGATGCGTTTAAAACCGGATGCCTTGAATTGGAATATACGTGCCTTGCCGACCTTGACATGGGCAACGCTGGCGCGAACAGCCGTCGTTCTGGCGGTGGTCGTAAAGCAATGGGTGGCGACCTTAAGGGAGCCTACGTGGTGGTGAAACGTGGTGCAAAGTGCACAGCCGATAGTGACCTGCAGAAAAGCCTTCTTTGGGATATTATCTGGAACAGCGCAACGTTTGAGCAGGTATTTGCCAAAGCCGCCCCGAAATACATTACGCGCACTGGACGCATTATCACACCTAATAGCGAATTGCGTTGGGCACTGAAACAAGGTTGGATTGTGCCTGTCGCAGCATAACAACATAGCGCGCCTTTCCAAAGGCGCGCTTTACCGTGGAGAACCATCATGTTCAAGCTTGCGTTTACCGTACCAGGTAACCTGACAGTGTTCTACATCACTGGCACGAGCCATGAATTGCTTGCGTTTGCCGCTGTAGAAGGCATCAGCATTGTTGACGACCCTTATACTGTCCCGATTGAATTGCTTGCCATGCAGGAAAGGCTGATGACCGAACTGGAACACTGTCCACTGCCAACCTGACCGACAACCTTGCCAAGCAAAAGCCCGCGAAATTTCGCGGGCTTTTGCTTTTTGTGCAATGGAACCATGCGAGACGTCAAGGCGTTATTTTGCGCCAGCCTAAGCTACCCTACCTTGACCCTGTTGCAAGCGCCTTGCAGGGCCGAAATAACTCCGTCTTGCCTTATGTGCTGGCCGCTTTGTGGCTGGCCGCTGCCATTGTTGCCGCCAGTTTCTCCTTGGCACTACCAAACTCAATCGCACCGCCGTCTGGTCCACTTACTTCCAGGCCGCTTGTCTCCTTCCACTTGGCTCGTGACTTCAACCAAAACTTGGTCATGTCAGGGAACCGGCCAGACATCGCCATGTTGAGCGCTTGCCGAGCGACCATCACGTTCGCTATGTTGGCGCTCACTTTTAACTCCTTTAGGTAGTAAAGTCGAAGCAGCTTCTCCTCAACATTTAGTACCAGTGCGATGTCCTTCGGTTCCATACCGAGGCATGACATGACTGAGACCTCCCGTGCCTGTGCCATAGTAGGATTGAATCCGGGACTGTTCTTCTCTGGTTTAGAACTGACACCCTTGGACGCGAGGATAGATTGCTGTAGTTCCTCCAATCGCTTGGTCGTTACAACAGGATCCTCGTACTCAGGTAGATTCAAATCTTCCCAATTAAAGATTGCCATATCGTTCTCCTGTGAATATAGACGCAGTATAACATAGAGCCTTGTTATCAGTTAATGGCAGGTGTAAACTTAAAACGTTCCTCGGTCTATACAGTTGAGGAGTCCAGCAAGTTATACAATGCTGGATGCATAAACTAAGTACAATGGCATGACAAAATCCACGGCACATAGGTCCCTATTTGGCGGATCTAACCCCGACAATTTGAACGTTGATTATTAAGGCTTTTTTCTTTGAGTGTATTGGGCGGAAAAAAAGTTATACACAGGGTTATACACAGCCTTTCACGACTCTTCACGATCTCTTGACCCTATTCAAGACCATTATGTGCCATTTTTACAACACTTGTACCATTTTTACCACACTTTTTGGCGTTAGGTAGCAGCATCGCCCAATACGGATCTAAACCGTTTACAGCCTAGTCGACATGCGGAAAAATGCCCCTGGCTTTGCGTATTAGTGTCCGGCTAAAATAAATTGGATTGCGAAACTTTTCTATATTTTTTGCTAATACCCAAAGCCATCTCGGTTTGCGGACTGTATAAATACCATTGGCATGTCAGCATAAAAAAGTTATGCACAGGCTGACGTCAGCCTTTTCAACAGTGTTAAATGTTACCATTACAATTGTAATTACACGTAAGGAGACACCATGAACAGTAAAGAACTCACAAGATTCTACAGTAAGGTGAAGATCAAAGGAAACAAACAACTGACAACAGACATGAACACAGCGGCTATTTTTGTTGAGCAAGGATTATTTGACACAGAGTCATGTCATATTTGGACAGGCCGTACTTCAAACATCAGCAATAAGACTCCTGTATTTGACCTCAACCGTGTTATGAAGACAGCACGACAGGTAGTATGGGAACACTTTTATGGACCGATCACGTCTTTCCCAGATGGCTCACGTGCCTTTGTGCTGCGCACATGTAATGAACCGCTATGTGTTAACCCTAAGCATTGTTATGTCGGAACAAACCAGGAACGAGTAGACATGATGACACTGGAGCAGAAACAGCGTTTTCGTGAGCAGAATCTCAAGGATGATTTAATGGATGCCAAACGAAGGAGAAAATATAATGTCACCTGACCACCAACTTCTCATCGAGGCTGTAGAAAAGCTGGATATAATCCTCGCGATCTTACAGCAACCGAAGAAGCCGACTAAGCACAACACGCTCAAGCAGAGCAAGACATGGATCAAGCTCGTTACGATGCTGCTGGACGACACAGAGATCCCTCACGCAAGCATACCTTATAACGTATTGGCGGAACAGGCTATCAAGGATCTCAAAGATCTCTACCAACTGAACTTCACGGACGAGCTGTGCGAGGCTATTATCACTTCTTACCCTGCTGTGAACCCTGACAGTGAGGACTTTGCTCCGTATCCATGGACACAGCCCGGTGATATCGCTTACCCTGCTTACGAGACCCTGAACAATGAACTAAACAATGTTTTTGATCTCCACAGCAAGAACCTTTACTTTGTTTCATGACCCGCGTACAATGGTTCCACTGGCTGCAATAATGCAAACCAGAATAAACTGATACAGGAGATCTATCATGAGTCACGAAATCGATATGTCCAACGGACGTGCTAACTTTGCTTATGTTAACGAAGCCGCATGGCATGGTCTGGGACATCAACTGTCACCCGACTCACCTATTCCCGTGTGGATTACTGAAGCCGGTTTTGACTGGGAGATTAAGTCCGCCCCTGTCCAAGCCAGCACGCCAGCCGACGGCGTTATCAACATGCCAGACAAGCATCTTCTGTATCGTGGTGATACGTTGTCTCCTCTGAGCGTTGTTTCCAGCCGTTACAAGATCGTACAGCCGCCGGAAGTATTGCGGTTCTACGAGGATCTTGTGGAAGCAGGAGGTTTCCAACTTGAGACAGCGGGTATGCTGTTTGGCGGCAAACGATTTTTTGCCTTAGCTAAGGTAGACGAAGGAAGTGACGTCGTTAAGGGCGACCGTGTGAAAGGCTACTTGCTCCTGTCTACCTCTTGCGATGGGAGTCTTGCTACCAGCGCACAGTTCACAAGTATCCGCGTCGTCTGCAACAACACGCTACGGATGGCGATTCGCGACCATAACGGTGACGAGCAATCACGTATCAGTATCCCGCACAGCGCGACATTTGACCCTGCTAAGGTGAAATCTCAGCTCGGACTTGCCAACGACTCATTCCTGTCCTTTATGGAGGACATGCGCCTGCTGGCAGACCGTAAACTGAACAACCGCGAGGCTATTACATACCTTATCGACCTTGTAGGCGACCCGACCCGGTCATTGGAAGACCAGTCATCCGGAGACGCTAACCAGATGAAACTGATCTATGACCTCTACACTAAGGACGGTATGGGGCATGAACTGGCTGGGCTGACTGCATGGGGCATGTTGAACGCGGTCACTGAGATGGTTGACCACCATACCGGCCACAAAACAACGGATGCCCGTATGGATAGCGCATGGTTCGGGACAGGCGCTGCGCTCAAACAACGTGCCTACGACCAAGCGATGCTTCTCGCAGCTTAATAACCTGTTCAGGAGAGACTGAAAATGCCTAGTTTCACTACATCGCTGACCAAACTGCAAACGGTTTATCTGACCATCAAGGAAGAACTCAAAGCGGTGAACGGTAGCGAACCTGATCATGATCAGGTTGTGCAGTCCATGCTGGAAAACGAGGATTATCTGTGCGACATTGAGCGCGGTGTGATTGCCAATATGACCCTTCGCCAGACAGAGAATCTGTTCATTCACAAGATGATGCATTAAATAAGAGGCGTTATAAAAGACCGGGGTGTACCGTTACCCCAACGCACCTAAACAAACGCCACCTTGAGGCCTTTTATAACGTCCTAACAGCGTTGCCACGCATTACTGCCACGCTGTTATAATGTACTTGCAGCACCTATACAGTCATCTAAGGAGCACTACCATGGAAGAAGAGAACCGCACAATCAAACTGCTCGCCAATTCAGTGGAGATCACACAGTATGTGGGCAAGGTTGGACACACCGAGTTTGCTCGCGCCTTTGCTTACCTTTCCACGTGGAACATGAGTTTTCCAAAGGTTGTCATTTACCTTGACCTCAAGGACTTTGAAATGCAGGCTAGTTATCGTGACCTCGACGACAAACCACAGTATTTTATCTGCGGTGTCTGGGATGGTGTTTCGTTCAGCTTCCACAGTTAAGGAGTCTACCATGTACGGTGAGTATGCATTACTGATAGAGCGTCTGATAAAAACGGGTGAGGAGGAAGATTATCTGGAAATACCTGTTGCAGTCCACTATCGCTATGTGCCGGGGAAACCCGGCTGTCAGTATATGTCCAACGGGGATCCGGGTTATCCTGATGACCCACCTGAGTTGGACATTATGAGAGTGGAGGATCAAGATGGAAACGCTTACTTGCTAACCGACGACGAGGAGGATAGACTACTCGACTTGATAGAGGAACTGGAGGACTAATGAGCCTATACTTGGTGATAGTTAAACATGTGGCTGGACGACGACATAACTTACCTTACTCATGGAAACCTCTGAGCGGTGACCGGTTGGTGCTGATGAGTGACTCAGCAGACCACTGGTTTGATTCACTGCGAACTAACCCTTATGTGATCGAAGCCACCCTTACTGACCTGGAAACGGGGGAGAAAAAGCACTGGGGATCATAATAAAGTTTGACAATCTGAAACATTTTTG